TGCGGAGGGTCACCGTATTAGCCGCCATCTCGGTGCGGAGGGTCACCGTATTAGCCGCCATCTCGGTGCGGAGGGTCACCGTATTAGCCGCCATCTCGGTGCGGAGGGTCACCGTATTCGCAGCCATTTCAGTGCGAAGGGTCACCGTATTCGCAGCCATCTCGGAGCGAATCGCCGTGACATCTGTATTTAACGCAACCCCCGTCAATTCTGAACCAATCCCCTTAAAATACGCAGCCGTGACGTTCCCAGTAGCGACGAGACCATCAGTAACATTCGTCAACTGTATCACGTTATCTGTAACGTTTGACACGTTTACGACGTTATCGAGAGTTTGTCCACCGCTAATATCTATACTCCCAAGTGTTAATTTAGTTCCCATTGAAACATTGCCGTCGATGACTAATACATTACTACCATATTCATCGACGTATAAATTTGAGCCCACAGATAAATCTTTCGTTGGTGCGTTGTTCGATACACCCAATTTGGGTGTTGTAACAATATCGGAATAAATGTTCCCACGGACGTATAAAACATTTGACCCAACATCGTCAATGAACACATTCGAACCAATGTCCATTGTGTGTGTCGCAGACGCGTTCGCTATACCAACATTCGAAGATGTCACGAAACCGGTCGCGTTGTTAAATTCGACCACGTTACTCGTAGCGTTACCGAATATTATGACCTTTTCCAATCCCAACCCCGCGGATAGATTAACCGAGTCCAAAGTGATGGCGTGTGCTAAAATATTACCATCGACTGTGAGAATATTAGACGCGACGTCATCAACAAATACATTTGTACCAACACTGAAGTCATGTTGGGGGTTTGTATTTTTAACACCGACAGCGTTTGATGTAACTATACTTACGAGGGGTCCATGGAATTCGACGATATTACTGGTATTATTTCCATTTATGATAACCGACTCGAGATCCGTGACTAAACCGGTGAGTTTTGAACCATCCCCCTTAAAAAACGCATCCGTGGTGACGTTCCCAGTGGCGTGGAGACCATCCGTCGCGTTCGTTAATCGTAATGTATTGTCGGTGACGTTACTATTATCACTAACCTGTTGCAAAGTCGATGAGAGACCGGTCAATTCTGTACCAATCCCCTTAAAATATGCAGCCGTCACATTACCGGTTGCGACGAGACCATCTGTCGCGTTCGTTAATCGTAATGTATTGTCGGTGACGTTACTATTATCACTAACCTGTTGCAAAGTCGATGAGAGACCGGTCAATTCTGTACCAATCCCCTTAAAATATGCAGCCGTCACATTACCGGTTGCGACGAGACCATCTGTCGCGTTTGTAAGTCGGATTGTATTTGACGAGACGTTATTTCTATCTACAATGTGTGAGAGTCCTTCGGATTCGAGAACCGCGATTCTTGTCACGTTTGAAGTTAAATTGCCTTGCATTGCGACCGTATTCGCCGCCATCTCGGTGCGAAGAATTCCAACATTCGATTGTAAATCGGAGCGGAGGGTCACCGTGTTCGCCGCCATATTGGAGCGGAGGGTCACCGTGTTCGCAGCCATTTCAGTGCGAAGGGTCACCGTATTCGCCGCCATATCGGAACGGAGGGTCACCGTATTCGCAGCCATCTCATTACGGAGAATTCCGGCATTCGACTGTAAATCTGAGCGGAGGGTCACCGTATTCGCAGCCATCTCATTACGGAGAATTCCAGCATTCGACTGTAAATCTGACCGGAGGGTCACCGTGTTCGCAGCCATCTCGGAGCGAAGAATTCCAACATTCGACTGTAAATCTGACCGGAGGGTCACCGTGTTCGCCGCCATATCGGAACGGAGGGTCACCGTATTCGAAGCCATTTCATTCCTAAGATTTGATGCGTGTATATCGAATTCATTCATGTGTAGAACATTCGTGACGTAAGTGCCGTCACCTTTAAAATGAGCGGCTTGAACATTACCCGTAAAAGTGGCATCTTGTCCAAAAAAATCATTACCCGTGATGTCACCGTCGGCAGTCACGTTGCCATACACGTGTACATCAATCACATTCGATGTATCTGGGATCAACGCCGAATCACTCGGTGAACTGAGTGTATGTGAAATAATAAACTCGCTACTCGCGCCTCTGTAACCAAACGCCACGTTTGAGTCACCTTGATACACGAGAACGACGCCCGTGTCGAGTGAAGAACTCGTGTTATCCGCTGCGAGTGCGAGTATTGGGTCTTCCACTAATAAGTTTTGAGTGGACAAATACGTCGTATTTCCACGAACTTCTAAGTTTCCATAAAGGAGTGAGTCCCCGGATACCGAGAGATCGCCAGTGAAAGTGGCATCTTGTCCGAAAAAATCAACACCCGTGATGTCATCGTCGGCTAAAATCTCACCACCGACGTGTAGGGTCTTTTGTGGTGTGGTTTGATTTACACCAACTTTCCCACTTGTCACCAGAGAGGTTCCCGTATTAATGAATTGGACAGTGTTTGATGAAACATTTCCGTTATTCACAATTTGTTCTAGATTTGATGCGATATTGGACAGGGATGATCCATCCCCCTTAAAATACGCAGCCGTCACATTACCGGTTGCGACGAGACCATCCGTCGCGTTCGTAAGTCGGATTATATTTGATGATACATTTCCATTATTTACTATTTGTTCAAGATTTGATGCGATATTGGACAGGGATGATCCATCCCCCTTAAAAAACGCAGCCGTCACGTTCCCAGTGGCGACGAGACCATCCGTCGCGTTTGTGAGCCGTATTGTATTTGATGATACATTGTTTCGATCTACAATGTGTGAGAGTCCTTCAGATTCGAGAGTCGCGATTCTTGTCACGTTTGAACTTAAATTGCTTTGCATTGCGACCGTATTCGCAGCCATTTCACTTCGAATAATTCCAACATTCGATTGTAAATCGGACCGGAGGGTCACTGTGTTCGCCGCCATCTCGGAGCGAAGAATTCCAACATTCGATTGTAAATCGGAGCGGAGGGTCACCGTGTTCGCTGCCATATTGGAGCGGAGGGTCACCGTGTTCGAAGCCATTTCACCACGGATGATTCCAACATTCGACTGTAAATCGGACCTAACGGTCACTGTGTTCGCCACCATCTCGGAGCGGATAGTCGCAAGATTCGAGGCTAAATTACTGTACATTGTAACTGTATTTGTAGCCATCTCATCCCTAATATTTGCGGCATGGATATCGAATTCATTCATGTGAAGAACATTCGTGACGTGCGTACCATCACCCTTAAAATATGAAGCCGTCACGTTCCCAGTGGCGACGAGACCATCTGTCACATTTGTTAACTGTATTGTATTGGATGATACATTTCCATTATTTACTATTTGTTCAAGATTTGATGCAATGTTCGATAATAAACCACCGTCGCCGGCGAAGCTATCCGCAACAACGTTACCATAGACGCGCATCGAAATTGAGTTCGATGTATCGGGGACTAAATTATCACCATCCGCCGAGCTCTGTGTGTGCGCTAGTATGAATACATCATCTGTTTCTCTAAACCCTAAAGCAACGTTAGCTTCAGTTGGGCTTCGTGTCATGATAAATCCGAGGTCAGTTGCGGTCAAGCTATCATAATTATTTTTTCCAATCTCAACGATTCCGTCGTCGACGATTAAGTTTTGTTTCGACACAAGAGTTGTATCACCCAACACATGAAGGTTACCAGTGATAAAAGTTGATTGAGTCACAAATACATTACCTCGAACGTCAAGAACGTTTGATCCACTGTCATCGATCGAAACATTTGAACCTATATCAAGGGTATGTATCGGGTTCGCGTTTGCGATACCAACATTTGCGACTGTGACGAGCCCAGTCGCGACATTGTTGAATTCAGCTGTTAACGTGGTCGTATTGCCAAATGCCATGACACCTTGTAGGGTTGTTTCTGGTGTTAAACCCGTGTCGAGTATCTCATGTGTCTCTGCGTTATACGCCAATGCATTTGAAAGATTCGATCCACCCTTTCTAATGGGCGCCATGTATAAACCGGAGTTAGGTGCCTCAATCACGTTTGACGTCGCGTTCAAAACGATTGAATTCAAAGCCTGGTCGTTTGGCATATACTTACCGATCCGTACCTTTTCGGAACGATCGATCGTACTTAAATTTTTCACCATGCCTATTATATTATAATATGATTTTTATTTGAATGTTTTTCGCTTCTGAACATCAAGATAAACAAAACCATCCAGAACTCTTATAAATACATAATTCATCGGTGGACGTATCAAAAACAATCAGTCCGGGTACTGGATTTAAAACCTGTTCGCGCTCCTCTGTCGTCATTCGAGGTGGCAAAAAGCCGAGTGTGGTGGAATTGAGTGATAGTATTGCAGGTGGATTTCGGTCTTTTTTGGTTGGATCACCGATTGTCGCCTTTCCATTGGCGTCTAGAGACATCACGTTCGTTAAAGATCCTTGTGGATTCATCGTCCGAAATAACAATCCACCCGGATTTCCGGACGTCGTGCCGTTATTTGCCTTTGTATATCCACATATATCTGCTAATTTACCGTAAGGTGCGGAAACCTCGACGGCTTGTATTTCTCCTAATCTAGACGTCTTCATGAGTTTACTCTCTACGTTGATCGAGTGTGGAATCGTTTTGAGTGATTTTACGTTTTCTAACTGTTCCACTCGAGTTTCATGTGTGTCGAGAATTTTTTGATGTTCAACCAGTGTATGGTTTGTTTTTTGAACTTTATCTTCAAAATTTGTTGTGTTTAAATTGTTTATGTTTGTAAAATTGGTGCATTGATCTTTATTAAATTTTATTTTTTCACACATGTCATTTATTTCACTTAAAATATAATCAGTTTTACTATAATAATCAAGAAATTTAAAATTTTTTTGTTCCACGTCGTGCATTTTTTGTTCCACGTCGCGCATCGCAGTATCTAAAACCTGTTTGTGGGAATCAAGGTCTGTTTTTATTTTTATATAATCGTCTTTCTCCGCATAATTAAGTTTATCTTCGTCATACTCTTTAAATTTTTGATATAGTTCGTTTAATTGTTCGAATGAGTTTGTCAATTGACTCGATGTCGTTTTTATATGAACATCATGTTTGCGTATTTCTGATTTTAAATCATGGTATTCTTTTTTGTCTACAAATGTTTCTAGAATTTTATTAATTTTATTTATATTTTGTTCTTGTGATTCTACGACTCTCCCATTTTTGGCGATGTTATTTTCGTGAGTATCACATATATCATTTATAACTTTTAGGTCGGTTTTTATATTATCAATTTCAGTTATTTTATAATTTAACTTATTCACATCCTCCATCACCGGTTTGAAATTCGATATATCATCTTTATTCAAGGCTATTTGATTTTGAATCGGTTTCACAATATTTGAGACACTGTCATTTATCTCACTCACCCGCGTATCGATCGAATTTTTTATTTTTTCTACAGATTCCAGTTTTGGGATACCTGTCAGATGGGAACCATCACCATATAATTTAGTACAGTATACGTCACCTTCCGCGTGTAAAGATTTTTTTATATCCAAACTGGACACGGAGAGTTCATCAAACGCGTGTGAATTATTTTCAAAATCGATTATTTGTGATTTTTTTATATTTCTTAAATATTGACCATCTGCGTGAAGCTCGTTTCTAACATATATATTGTCGAAATGTTGTCTAACTTCAGTTTGAATCTGTATATTTGACAGGAGACCACCGTCACCTTCCAATAAAAGAGCCTTTATTTTACCATCAACTTCTAAATTGGAATCAATTTTAACTCTTCCCTGATCGTTTAAAATATTAACCTCACCCCGTTCATTGTGTATTGTTATGCCTGTCTCCTTGTTTGAGGAGTTTTCCGCAATGTCAAGAATCGGGTACAGTTTAAATTTTTCATTTTTGATCGTTTTATTCTCGACTTCGAGATTTTCGACTTCAAGGTGTTTGAGTTTTAATTTTTGTCCACCTATATCCACAATTTCTTTCGTGTGCGAATTATACGCCAAAAGATTTGAACCTTCGTCTGCTCGTATTGGAGCCACATAAAGTCCACTGTGTTTCACATTTGTGAGTTTTTCTTTTGACGCGTTAAACACGATAGAGTTTGCTGGTTGTGTAGAACTCGCGTGGATTCCTAAACGAACTTGGTCCGTAGGTTGATTCACACTGGAATTCTTTACCATTTAATATAAGTTTTCATTTTTAATTAGCGTACAATAATCCGGCCATACCATTTTCGATTCTTAAAATATTATAGTTTACGGCGTAAATAGGATCTGTTATTTTTTTCGTATTGCTCAATATTTTAGCGTTATCAAGCCTACTAAAATTTAAAGTACCAGTTGGCTGTAAAGAGCTGGTTGACAGACAAAAACAGTGTAAAAAGAAATCCGGTGACGTCACGAAGTTCGTATGATAATAATTAACGACATCGATGAAATGTGGTTTCGCAAACCTGAACTCACCTATGTCTAAGCCATTTATTTCAAGCTTAACTTTGTTATCAACTGAGACGAGTGCACCGGTCGCCGTCGTATCCGTGGATGCTATATACTTAACTGGGTGGCTAAATATAAGTTCCTGAGTTTTTTCACCCGACGGAATGTTCTTTTGAACTTGTGTGATGAGCATGTTTCGATTTCTTGAAGCGATGTTACCACGTTCCTCGTTGTCCAAATAATAATAATTTGCAAAAGCTTCAATGTCATAGTTACCAGCACTTGGACCCCATCTAACTCTCGCTTCAACATTGTGATATTGCAAAGCTATCAATGGGAGAGCATTTTGTGGACCCTCACAGAAGAAGAACCTCAACGGATAAAAATAAGAACTCGAGCTCACACCTGGATGTGGACCGTTTGAACTCTTCGAAACATTTTGGGCAAACGTATCGATCGCAATTTTTTCTGTAAAAATGGCATCCTGAGAATCAATTTTTTGACCACCTATATAGAGATCCACACTCTTAACTATCTGTGTCCAATCGTGTGAGTACACGGCTTCGCCATTTTGCGAAATGGTAAAATACACGTATCCCAATAAATCACCTGTGCGGTCGAACTGAATCGTCGAGAGAGCGTCGTTCGTTACAGCACCTTGGATGTGTAACTTTGAAATCGACTGAGAAAAATTAGAATGTCGTTTAAAAGTCGAGGAAAAGAAACTTATCTCGGGTTCGCCGATGATATGTTCATCCTGTGCGCCGACGGCAATAAGTTGAACCACACCCGACGACATTTATAATAGGGTAATTTTATAATTTTATAGAATTATAGCATTACAGCTTTATAAATTTATTAATTAATTTGTAAATGGCATGTTCTTCTTTTTACATGCGAACCTAAATATAAAAACATTTTCACCACCACCGTTCGTGATAGCTGCACCGGTTTGGTTCAAAAGAGATATATCTAAGCGATCCAATTTTCGGATCGGTGTCGCATATTCTCGTTCAATATCATAGCTATCCCTGAACGTAATCGGGTTGGACCCATTTTGGATGATGGATCCGAATGATTTGTTTATCATGGACATAGAACCTTGTCCATTGAAGGTACTCGATGCGCGCTGCGAGTAGTTTGTGTCGAGTTGATCGATCGATACATGACAGACGTTCGTACCGGACGTATCGATTCGCGCAGCTAACAATTTAGCTTGGACGACATTTTCGAGTGTGTTCGCGAGATACACGGAAAATTTATTTTTACTAGACTGCCCGATCGTATCGACCGCGACAGTGTGATATTCGTACTCGAAGTCTGGCAAAGTTGATCCAGCTTTACTCATATTACTATATGATTAGATTAAATTAACGATCCACCTATCCCACCGATAATTTGGGCATCCGCCGAATCCGACACGACCTTTTGGTCACCACATACACCACCTGGGGTTTTGTTAGAGCTGTAGTAACCAGAGCCTGGGTTTCCTGGTGCACACTTAAGGGAATTTTCCAATTCGAAGATAGACTTCTCGGAAACTGGCTGAGTTTCGATTGGTCGTGGCCTGTACTTGCTGGTCTTTTCAGCTGTAGTCCTGAACGACATCAAAATACATAAAAGTACAAATAAGACGACGATCGATTTGAGGGTATTTTTGTTGGTGGCATTCAACATGTTTTATAATAATATAACATTTTTTTAAGTGCGTTAAAGAAATTAATTTAGATTATAGATACATATTAATGGACGGTGAGATCGTACTAGATCGAAGCAACACTAATGTCATGAAACTCGACGACGCGGAACAGGCTCTCATGGACGAGATAAGTATAGAACCCCCAAAGCCCCGTAGCGCACGAAGAGTACCAAAGCCCGTGAGCTTCCGACCAGCACAAAATTTTGCGGAGCAGCCACAGGAGGACATCGGCGCTTTCGCGAACCCCAATAAACAAACCATACCTCAATCTACCATGGAAGAGGCACCTGTGGATTACGGGGAGTATGATGACCCCATTGACGATGGAATCGGTATGGGTGATTACGCTGCTCCACAGGAAGAGCTTCCCTCGGCTGGGTACAATTCAATCGATGAAGAAAAGGCGGACTTGGTGAATAAACTGGGTCGACTAGAGAAACGCGGCTTCACAGTCAACAAGCGTCTCAACGCATATTCTAATATAGATGATTTACGAACAGAAGTAAAGCGAATTACATATAGTATAGATGTAGATAAGAGTATTAAATTTTCGAGGAGAATGCTGGTGGCGTGCTGTACCGGAATCGAGTTTTTAAACAAAAAATACAACCCATTCGAGATTCAGCTTGAGGGGTGGTCGGAGAACGTGATGGACAGTGTAGAAGATTATGATGAAGTCTTTGAAGAACTTTATGTCAAATATAGAACGAAAATGCATGTCGCACCTGAACTGAAACTCATCATGATGTTGGGTGGTAGTGCGATGATGTTCCATTTGACTAATAGCATGATGAAATCGATCATGCCAAATGTAAATGACATAATGAAGCAAAATCCAGGACTTGCGAATACGATGTTGGACGCCGTTAAAAATACGGTGCCGAAATCCCAACAGGCTGCACAAGCCCCCACTGAGCCAGGTGAGAGATACGAAATGAAAGGTCCGGGGGTCGACATCTCCAGCTTGATGGGTAACATCATGATGCCTCCACCACCACCCATGTCAACCTCAGCACCACAACCCCAAGCACAGCCACAGGACGTCGACGACGACGATGGATCCATTTCGGATATTGTCGAAGCACCGGTTGATGACGAAAATGAGGGAGATGTCAAGGAAGTGAAAGTGACTCCCACAGCGAAGGGGAAGAGGGGTGGGAAGCGACCAAAGAAGTCTGTAGAATTAAATATTTAAGTAATATATAGATGATCGGTTATGCTCCTTTCGAATCAGAGGAGCTCGCCCCGCGCCGACCCGTCGCGAAAAAGCCATCTGTGAAACCTCTCCCAAACCCAGGTGGTTTAGAAGAGACTGAGTGCAATTACGTTGTACTCTTTTTCATAGCTGGAGTTTTATGTCTCGCGGTCATGGACGCTGTTAAAAAATAAACATTCAATTTTACCATTCCAGAAAAAATGGTAAAATTAGATTAAATATCGATAAAACACGTACCTTTCGAAAACATATCGGTATCTTTTGGTTCTTCTTTTGATTTTGGGATGTTGAATCCACCCTGTCTGTAAACTCTCAGACGTTTATTATACATTGCGAAACACACAGACCATTGATCAAACATATCGTAAATTTGTGGATTATTTTTTTTACCCTTCGTTTCTCTCATGATTCGCCCAATGGATTGAACTATATCTGATTTAGGCGTCGCCAATATGACAGTGTCGAGACTCGGGATGTCGAGACCTTCGTGTGCCAAACTGTACGTTGCGAATATTATTCTTTTCTTACTCGATTCGTTTAATTTTTCCTCCTTCATGCCACCCATGTACAGTCCAGATGATTTTGGGAACGATTGATGTAATAATTCACAGTGAAATCGTCGATCACTCAAAACTAGAATCTGTCGAGTTGTCTTCAGTAATGTATTCAATAATTTCACGATGACTATATTTCTTTGACGCATTTCAGTCAGTTCGGTGATGAGGGTGGGTAGGGATAATTTACCAAAACGACTACAAGGTGGTGGATCTGTAAACCTATCACAATTAAATTCGATTGGAAAAACGTCCACATCGTCTTGATTCTTCCGCTCGATCGAGAAGAAGGTATCACCCATGAACCAGTGTAACACCTTCGTGAGACCATCCTTTCGGAACGGTGTCGCCGAGAGTCCAAATATATGATTGGGAACGATTTTGAAGAGGGATTGCGAAAAGACTTTCGCACAAATGTGATGCGCTTCATCGACGATCATGGTTCCTATCGAATCGAAATCTCCGAATGAATATTCTTTGAGACTCAAGGATTGTAACATCGCAATGACAAAATCACAGTCAACCTCCTTCTTGTTTTGTTGTACGACCCCAATCGTCGCACCGGGACAAAATTGTTTGATTCGTTCCTTCCATTGGTTCGCGAGAAACTCCTTGTGTACGACGATCATCGTTCGATATCCCAGCTTACACGCAACGGCTAACGCTACCGTGGTCTTACCAAATCCACATGGAAGGCTGAGAATGCCATGACCGACTTCAATAGCTTTATTAAATGCTTCAACTTGCCGGGTAGAATCTCTGAGAGTTCCATTAAATTTGGCGGAGATGCGGGTGGGTGTTGGTCGTTTATCTTCATTGGGCGCTCCAAATTTACTAATTCCAAAGTATCTTGGAACGCAGATTCCCGTCTTAGTCGGTCTAAATACTTTAAAAGGCGGCGGGGGAAATCCATAATCATCGTTAACAATAGCACGTACAGTAAGTTCACGTTTTAATTCGTGAGAACTTTCAACAATGTACCCACTTCTAGTGAGCATGATATAGTATATTAAAGAAATAACTTTAAATGTGTACATATATATATACCATGCCCGTCGTCCAGGTTGAAGATCAAATTAAAAACATGCTTAAGCAAATTGATGAACTTCGCGCTGAAGCCCTTCGTTTGGAAGGCGCTGTCGCCACGCTCCGAGGGGTATTGAGCTCTGGGGTGTCCGAGCTTAACATACCAGACCAAAATCAACAGGAACAGGCACCAGAAGATGGTGAGATTACTGAAGATTCGGGGTAACTATCTTTTTGATAGTCCATGTAAATCCACTATAATTTGAAACGTTCCATGCGCCACTGAATTGCGCATATATTTTAACGTTATCCCCCTTGGATAAAGAAGACACAGGTGAGTCGCCCTCGACCTCACACATAACCCTTCTATATCGAAATGGAACTTTTAGAGTCAAGACGTCGCCTTCGAGTGGATTATGAATACTTGAATTTAATAATTTACCAGAACAGTTCGCGTGAAGACCATTTATATAATCGCGTGCGGCGTTGGGTATAGTCACCTTGATATATTTTTTATCATTGTGATCATGCATTGATTCGTATACTTCTCCGAATATTGGATAAGTCGTCATTATTATAATAATACTACTATATTCTTTATAATCGTTGTCGCAAGATAAAAATTACAAGGATCAACATGACCAATAATAAATTCGTGACGACAACGGATCGCAGAGGACGTCGCGTATCAAATTTTTCATGACAAAAAATACGACTCACTTCGATGGCCGATTCGATACTCGAATAAGGTGTAGAACGATCCGACATCATCCCACACATCGCGACATCGGGGGATTCTCCAAAAAATGGGATTTGTCCGTGAATGCTCATGACGCTCGAGGTTTGTTTATAATGCCACTCGTCACCTTTCCAAACTGATGCCCACCCTATACGGACAGCTTTCGGTTTTGGTAATTTTAACTGTTGAAGAACCATGGATTTGAGAACTTCGGGGTCATATTTTTGGACGTTTTCATCTATATCACAAATCACACATGAAATCGTATGATTGTTGCTCAATATGACTGGCTGTAATCTGAGTGGTGATTTATTCATCGCGATTTCCAAATCTGTCATTTTCGATTCGATTGGATTTTCGTAATCGATCAGAATATTTATAGCCTTGTAAACACCCGATGATATCTGTTTATGTGCTTCGTCACCCCAATTATCTTTAATGAGATTTAACGCGTGACCACTATCGACACATAATACGAGTAATCCATCTTCGATGAAGGTATCGTCATCAAATGTGGCTCTATATCCATCTTTTTTGTATTGAACATCTGTGAGGGTTTTGTTAAATTCAAAGTCAACACCGGCTTCGACGAGTGCTACCTGCATTTTATCACACATGTATTTGCCCGATACACGTTGCGTGTATTGTGAAGACATCCCAACGTGATCAAAACTTTTAATAAATTCATAGGCACTCATCGTTTCCCAACCGACACCATCCATTATATATGGCAGTGCTTGTATAACCTTTTTTCCATTTTCGGATAGAGATCCGACCGCATCTTGAAGCGTTATACCTTTATAGGTATTAGGTTGTGATAGTACTCTCGTCGCGAGTGATGCGAGACTTATATAGTCTGTTAAATTTAAATTTTTAAAAGTCGTTTTAAAAATATCCAAAATATTAACTTTTTCAAACATATCGTCCCATTTTATACCCATTTCAGTTAATAAACTACGAGTATTTACAAACGCTTGGTCAAATAAAATTTTATGTGCGTGAATATCTCGGACATCTGTATCTGGCTCCCACCATGCACCACCACAAGATGTTTTTCTATCGTACACGGATACGTCATGGTCTGTATATTTCTTAATCTCCCATGCTAAGGACATACCGGTTGGACCGGCACCGACTATATGTATCCTCATTAATAGTACACACTAAAAAAATTCTAAACTTACTGTAGGTATGTTATCTCTTCAATTACAGTTAAATAAAAAAGATATACAGAAGGTAAAGACATGGAGGTTCGCTGGCGAATTTTTATGGCGAAAAAACATACAAAAAGACCAATCTAAATTGGGTGCTTGGACTCGTGAAAAACTTGTAGAATTAGGACCAACTTTTGTTAAATTTGGGCAGATCGTCTCGACTAGATCTGATTTATATTCACCGGCGTTCACCCGTGAACTCGAGTGTCTTCAAGATAATGTCCCACCGATTGACCCCTTATATGTGGATGAGATGACACAAAAAACATCTATTTTTTCAGAGTTTGAACGTGAACCTTTTAAATCAGCTAGTATTGGACAAGTACACAAAGCAAAACTACTCGATGGACGAGAAGTGGTCGTGAAACTACGGAGACCTGATATATTTGAGATTATGAAATACGATACGGATAACGTACTCGACATCGTCAACTTTCTTGAAAGAATCGGGGTAGACACGGGGACGTCGACCGGCTACGCGCTTACTGAATCGATTGAATATTTATTATCGGAAACAAACTATTCAACTGAGATGAACAACGCTATTAAAATGAAATCGGCATTAAAAAAAATAAAATGGATAAAAATTCCTGAGATATATGAAAAATATTGTACCGATGACATGCTCGTCATGGAATATGTCGAATCTACAAAATTAACAGAAATTACAGATTCTCGAGTGAATAAAAAGAAAATATGTGAAGCTTTGATCAGTTCGTACATGATTCAAACCATGGAAAAGGGTTTATTTCATGCAGACCCACACCCCGGAAATTTAGGATTTTCGTCGAAAGGTAAATTAGTATTCTATGATTTTGGTTTGGTCATTGATATTTCTGATGAATTGAAACAGGGGTTCAAAGATATATTCATGTATATCGTTAAACGAGATACAAAGGGAATTGTCGATACACTCATCAAATTACAAGTAATCGTTCCGACGACGAGCGACATGAGTGATATCGAAATATTTTTCAAAACAACACTCAACTACCTCGAAACCCTCGACGGTGACAATTTACGTGATGAAATAGTAAATGATGAAATATTATTATCTTTGGCAGTTGAAAAACCTTTTATAATACCAACGTCTTTCGTATATTTGGCTAAAGCATTCTCTACTATAGAAGGTACGTGTGTTCGATTAGATAAAAATTTTAATTATTATGAGTACCTTGAGCCACTCCTTCGCGACGAGGTCATCGATTCGATCGATGTAAGGGATATGATGTCGACATCCATGGAAATGCCATCTAGGATTCGAAACATAAATGTAGCTGTTTTAGGTTTGGAGAAATCTAAAGCAGCCATGAAACGGTCGTTAAATAAGACTAGAAAAGATATACAAAATGCTCAATATAGTGTATTGAGCGCTTTGTTTGCGGGTAATTTATTTAATCATGGGAATTATTATTCTTTTGGATTTTTTTCTATACTGACCGGGTGGTTTGTATTTATTTCTCGTAGAAATCGATAGCATGATCCATCATTTCAACCTTTTGAGATTCGTTCGGTTTATCGGTGAAAAATTCCTTGTGGCTTTCGAAAATCTCTTGCGAACGTTTCTTTTCGCGCTCCGAAATTTTCGAAAACTCACTTTTCATCCGATTCAAATCTTTTTGGCGTTGTTTTTTCATTTGTTTCCCAAACTTCTTAAACTTCTTTTGAGAGACCACATTTTTTGATTGTGCAATACTGAACATTTATTATTTATGTACATTTTATTTGTCATCTAGATTGATTTTTAAACGTTTTATTTTTTCTTCAAATTCACGTCGTTCACCCGGGGATTCAATTTTTTCACCCGTCGCGAGCGCTCGTATCTCGGGTCCAGTCAAGTGCATACCATCAATTCTGAAATCCCGGAATGCTTCCATTGTTATGGGAACAAGTTGTTCGACGAGGTCATAAATCGCATTCGCATACTCGCGAATCTCCTTTTGTG